CGCTCCAGGTGGTTTCGAACGTCCCATCCCCAGCCGCGTCGGTTTTGAGAGTGGTGATCGAGACGAGGTCTGGTACCGGGAGGCAGTACAGCGAGGTCGGTTCGAACGTCCGCGTCGCGGTGGCCCGGTAGAAGCGGGTGTCGCACCAGCCGTCAATCCAGCGGGACACGGCTTCGCAGGCTGCCAAAATCTGGTCGTCGTCCAGTGAATCCGTGATACCGACCCGACTCTTGAGTTCGGCCGGTGTGCAGTAGAGCTTGTTGAGTGCGGTGTCGTGGGTGGTCCAGGTGACCACGTCGACGTCGGAAGCGGCCGACGTTCCGGCCCACACCGCCGTCCACACGCCACGAACCGTGTCGACGGTGGACACGTCTTTGGTGTAGACGCCGGTACCGGTGCGGGTGATCTCGCCGAGTGAGTAGGTGTAGGTGGTGGCCGTCCCGGACGGTGCGGTCACTACGAGGGTGACGGCGGTCGGGTCGGTCGGTGTGCCGGCGACGGAGAACGTGTTACCGACCGTTGCCAGTTCGTTCGTGGCGTTCCAGAACACGGTTGCTGACATCAGTCCTCCACGGTCGCTACAGAGGTCCGGGATGCCGTGACCGTGGTGGACGAGGTGCGGGCGGCGGTGACCGCGGCGACGGAGGCGTACGCGGCGGTGATGGCCGGGGTCGAGTCGGCGTTGGCGAGCTGGCCGGGGATGGTGACGAGCGGCACGGTGACGGTCACCGCAATGACTGCCGGGTTTGCTGTGACGTTGACGTCGGGTCGGGGGATGGTGACGGTGCATTCGATCGTCGCCGGGGTCGCCGCGGTCGACCCGCCGACGGACGGGGTCGGCAGTGAGACAACGACCGGGATCACCGAAGGGCCGGCGGTGACGTTGACCGCGGCGGCGGGAAGCGTGACGGTCGCAACGATCGTGTTCGGGGCTGCGGCGGTGTTGATGTCGGCGCGCGGGAGGGTGACCGTGCACGCGATCACCGAAGGTCCAGCTGTGACATCGGCTGCCGGTTGCGGTACCGAGACGGTGACCGGGATGACCGCCGGCCCAGCCGTGATGTTGATGTCGGGTCTGGGGACGGTGGCGGTGCAGGCGATGACGGCCGGGGTGGCGGTGACGTTCCCGCCCGCCTCGATCGTCGGGGTTGGCAGGGCCACAACGACCGGGATGACTGCCGGGCCTGCGCCGACATTGACGTCGGGGCGGGGCAAAGCCGCGGTCGCGGCGATGACGGCGGGTCCGGCGGAGGTGTTCACGTCGGGGCGGGGTAGCGCCGCTAACGCGGCTATGGCTGCCGGGCCGGCGGCGACGTTCACATCCGGTCGGGGTAGGGACGTGACCGCTGCGACCGCGGTCGGGCCTGCGCCTACGTTGACATCCGGGCGGGGCACGGCGACGGTGCAGGCGATGACGTCGGGTGTCACGGTGGCGTCGGTGCCGGCGGCCGGTGCGGTGGCTGGCGGTTGGCGCCGGGGAGCGGTTGGTGTCCAGGCCGGGCCGAACAGCGGCATTTACAGCTCGCGGACGTAGGCGGTGCCGGAGAGGGTCAGGTCGTCAGCAACGGCGGAGGTCAACCGGATGTACATGGCCGTGTCGGCTTGGTCCACTTTCGGGCGCATCAGTTCTGGCAGGATCAACTGGTAGCCGGCGCGGACGTTGAAAGTGTCGGCGTGCACAGTGATCGGGGTGCCGGTGGTGGCGACGGTCGCGCCGAGCGTTTCGGCGGTGAACCCGGCGGCGGCGTCACGCGGATCGACCGGCCGCGGTGTGGTCGCCGAGCCGTTCGATGAGGTCGTGTAGTCGGTGATGATGTTGATGGACAGCATTTCGTCCTGCGCGTCAGCGACCTCGCTCTTGTTCCCGAGGAACAACGCGACCAACTCGATCGGCCGGTCATCGGCGGGTACGAGCTCGAACAGGTCGTAGTCGCCGGACGCGTTCGCGACCGTCTGCTCGGAGAACGTGACCGTGTACACGCCGCGCGCCATGGAACCTCACAACTGCAGTAGAGCGCCCATGTTGGGGCGGCGGACGACGGGTAGCGAAGCTGCCGCGGCGGCGATGCCTTTGACCTCGACGGCGATCTTCGAAATGGTGCCGGTGCCGGTCCAGCCGGTCACCCCGTAGCTTCTGGTGCCGGCGGTCTGGTTGTCCCATTGGATGACGAGGAACGTGGCGCCGGAGGTTGCGACGGCCTCGCGCTGGGTGCCGCCGGCCGGGGTGGTGGTGACGGTGACGTCAGAGGTGGCGTTCCAGTCGCCCAACACCATCACGACACTTGAGTCGGCTTCGACGGTGACGGAGACGGTGGCGCCGGTGCCGACGTTCACGACCGCGGTGCCGAACCCGCCCGATCCGGTCCACGCCCAGGCGGAGATGCCCCGGGCCGCGGTGACGCCGTCGGCGATCGGCCCGGTGACGGTCGAGTTCCCGTTCCCGGACGCGGTCGCGGTCCACGCGTACGCCTTGCAGGAGCTGCCGGTGTTGGTGGGGGTGCCGGACATCGCGGCGAATGTCAGGCCGGTCGCGGTGGCGGTGTTGAACGCGCGCGCGTTGTCTTCGGTGCAACCCAACACGATGATCAGGTCACCTGAGGCGGACCAGTCGAGGTCGTCGGTGACCTCGTCGGTGTTCGAGGTGCCGGACCAGGTCGACTCGGCGTAGTCGAGGAGGGTCGGCGCCGCCACCAGTCACCCGCCTCTTAGTCGAGTCCGGTGACGCCGGCCATGTCGTCCCACACCGAGTTCACGGTGAACTGGATGTCGGAGTCGGAGGGTAGTTCGGTGGTCCGGCCTGTCGCGGCGCCGATGCCGACACCGGCGACCGGTATGGAGAAGGTGGTGCTGGTCAGGTTCGTCGCGGTCCAGGTGCCGTTCGCGGCCGTGTTCACCAGATGCGCTTCGATCCGGACGGTGTCGCCGGTGGACAGGCCGTGCGCGGCGGCGGTGGTGACGACGATCGGGTACGCGTTCGTCGACGACGAGATGTTGACCGGTGCGAGGGTGGTGACAGCGGCGTTCTGGACGACAGCCAAAGCGAACTGTTCCAGCCATACGGTCGGCGAGTTCAGTACCGCTTTGGCCAGGGCCTGCCGTTTCGAGTACTTCACCGGCGACATGACGCCTTGCGATTCGCCGGCGACCGCGACACCGGCGGTGGCCATCGCGACGGAGATCTTCTTACGGAACGAAAGGTCTTGGGCGAGGTCGTACTGGTCGATGTAGCCCAACACAAGCTCCCTAAACGATCACGGCGTGTAGTCGATCGTGAATATCCCGGATGCGGACCATTGGATGGTGAACGTTCCCGACGAACTCGATGCCGCGGACACGAAGTCGGACAGGAACACGAGTTCGTCGGCCGACGAGGCGCCGCCGCGGGCGAAGTACCCGACACCGGCCATCGCGTTCGCGATCGTCGACGCCGCCCAGGACGCGTCAGCGGCGTCGTAGGTCAGCGTCCCCGACGACAGGGTCAGTTCGGTGGAGGTGATGACCACGCCGCCGGCTGAGTAGCCGGTGCCGGTGACTTCGGCGGCGATGTCGTCGCGGAAGTTGTGGGTGTCGAAGTTCGGCGTCTCGGAGTCGGTGCACATCAGCACCTTGACCGCGGTTTCCGATTCGAGGCCGTTGGTCGGCAGCGAGGTGGCGTTGAGCATTTTCTCCAGGGTCAGCCCGTACAGGCCGGCGGCGGTGACAGCCATCAGCCCTCACCTCCCGGCGTGTGCACGGCCGCGGTGACTTCGATCGTCGCCGGGCTGATGGTGGCGTCGCCGGCGCGCAGCCGGCGGAACGACCGGCGGGCTTCGCGCAGTTGTTCCTTGATCGCCTGGTATTCGGGTCCGCCCATGTCCGTCTCCTTGACGGCCGCGAACTGTTCTTCGAGTTCGACGACGGCCAGTTCCGCTTCGAACCTGGCGCGTAGCTCATCGGCTCGCGACATTCATTCACCTCTTTTGAAACGGATGCGGACTGTCTCCGGGCGGACGATGGCGTCGAGATGTTCGTCGGCGCTGCCGCGGGTGGCGCGGAGGATTTGCATGACGGTGCCGGAGTCGTCGATGGTGACTTTGGCCCGTTCGCCGGACGGCAGGGTGACGGTTCGGGTGGTCTTGCGGTTCTCGGCGAACGAGAACGCCCGCGGTGGTATCCAGAGACCGGACGGCGTGGTCATCCGGCACCCCACTTCCTGCGGAAGATGTCGCGGCCGGTGTCCCAGTCGGGCAGCTGCGAGGTGTCGAATGAGCCCCGGTTGTTGTGCCGTACCAGTTCGTGCCCGTTGGTGAGGCACCAGTTGACCCGGCCCAGACGTAGGGACTGTTCGCAGATGTCGTGGTCGTACCAGTGCCAGCCCGGATACTGCTCATCCCACGTCAGCTCATACGAGGTGGCGAGGAGGATGCCGTCGAGGTAGGCGGCCTCGCCGCCTTTGGCGAACTGCTGCGTTCCGACCCGCGAATCAATCACCGAGCCGAGGGCGGCGCCTTCCCACCACGGCACCGAACGGTTCCGTGAACCTACGACGCCGACGATCCCTATCGGTGCCACACACCACTGCAGCAGGAGGTCTCGGAGCGCTGCCGCGTCGAGGATCTGGATGTCGTGGTGGATGTAGCAGCGGATCGGCTGGTTGGCCAGTTTCTGGCCACGGTTGTAGGCGACCGCGATGCTCGGGGCGTCCTCAACCACTACAAGTTCGTCGGTGTCTTGCAATTGCAGCGTTGCACCAAGGTTTGCATGCAAGATGTCGCGGTTGTGGGTGGCGACGATGTACGAGATCACTGCTGGTAG